GGCTCTTATGGCGACTCTGAAGAGCCAGAACTGGCTGCTCCTGGCATCGATCTGCTCGAAGCAATGCTACGCGCAGACTACAGCCCCTGGATCACTAACAGATTGAAAACAGAATTCGAAGAACGCAAGTACGCCCAGGAACAAGTCGAGGCTGCAACAATGGCCAAAGAAGACATCCCATTCTAGGAGCAATTGCAATGCCTGCTATTGAACTCTCACCAAGTCAGCAAAACGTCGTAGACATGTTTCCTGGCTTCCTCCTGTCACAGGACAAAGAAATGACTATTTCCGGGCCAGCCGGAACAGGCAAGACCTTCCTGGTTCAGTACTTGACCAAAATGGCACCAGCCCAGAACAAAATGTGTCGATTACTAGACCCAGACATTCCAGAAAGAAGTTTCACATATACTGCTACCACCAATAAGGCAGCCGAAGTACTCCGTGCTACAGTTAGTCAACCCACTAGCACTATTCACTCCACTCTGGGTCTCAGGGTAATTAATGATTACAACACCGGACAACAAAGACTTAAACTAGGTAAAAACAAACCTCTTAGTAATACTATTGTATTCGTAGATGAAGCTAGCATGATCAATGATGAGCTAGCCCGAGCTATTCGTGGTGCAATTAATAAGTACCACGATTGTAAGCTTGTATTTATAGGGGACCGATACCAGCTTCCACCCGTAAAAGAAGATATCTGCAGCATATTTCGTCCAGGAGCCCCTAATGTTTTCGAGTTAAAAGAGATTCACAGACAAACAGAAGGCTCTCCTATTATCCAGCTAGCAACCAAGTATAGAGAGCTGCTCGATAATCCCTGTGAGACGTGGCCAGAGATCCGCCATGACGGCGAATGTATAATTAAATATGATGCCCCCACTGAGTACAAAGAAGCCCTTAGAAAGGCTTTCACGAAGCCTCACCAACCAGACGATTTACGGATCGTAGCCTGGTCAAATAAACGCGTAAATGAATACAATAATTTCATTCGCAAAAATGCACTAGGACATACAGAACCCTACAGTGCAGGTGATAAAGTCACCACCAATAAGCCTTTATTTATTAATGGAGCGATTGTAGCCCCTACAGACTATCGATTAACTATCGAAAGCGCTCTATGGGGAGACCACCATATTGATAACCAACAAGTGATGGGTTGGTGGATCAAGCTACGACAACACAAGACATCCGTGTTCCAGCCCGCACACTGGAATATAGTGCACGCAATATCCCAGAGCTTTGCAAAAGATAAGAACTGGGGCCCTTACTTCGCTATTAAGGAAGACTGGGCAGACTTAAGGCCAATACATGCCAGTACTGTGCATAAGGCGCAAGGTTCCACATACCGTGAGGTATTTGTAGACCTGGCAGACATTGGACGTAACACACGCTGGCGAGACCTTGTACGTTTGATATATGTAGCCGTCACACGTGCAAGTCACAAGGTACATATCTTCGGAGATATTGGAGTAAAGCACGAAATTCGTGAAGCCATAGACACATTGGAGGCCTTTAAAAATGTCCACAAACTCTTATGAAATTACAGAAACTCCTGAAGTACCTTTTGATTATGGCCTAGTACTTAAGGATGGTCTGTTTATGAAACTATACATTCCACAGATAGAATACTGGAACAAACGTCTACGAGACATATCAGAACGTAATGTGGACGCTTATGTACGCGCAGACACAGCCTTTAACCAAGATGACAAGTCATTTGTGTCAATATTTCATGAAGGAGAATCTCTGAATCTATTGCCAATAGATGATGATGATCCTGTCTCGCCATATTGCCTTGAGCTCTATTTAGGAGACGAAAGCCTGGTAAAAGATGCTACAGTAGTCTTGCATGAGGTACGAAAACTCAGCAAAGAGCGATACGAATCACAACGCTTTTTGGCAGGCTTAGCCATGCTAGACCCACCACCAGCAGAGCTTGAGAACATATTAGGTGACGGCCTCGCTAGAATGTGTCAGAATGTATTTCTAGATTTTGGTTGGGACCCTGCAGCCCTTCTCTGGGAAACACGTACACCTTGTGCTTTAGAAACTTTCGTGACAGAACATAAAGACATCATAACTTCAATGCAAGAGCGTGTTCTTCTTAACCTAATCACAATTTAAGGTATGCCATGCTTACACATTTTTCCTATGGCAGCGGACCAAAATCCGTTGCAATTCTTGTCCCCACAAAGGACTTTGATAAAGAACAGATCAAGTTTCACTATGTCGATCCACTAGTGTCATTAGGTATCAAAGAGGAGGAAATTGTTGCGTTTAACCTGGATCACAATCCTAAAGGCAAGACACCAGTTACTACGATCATCCGGCCATGGTTAGGTAACCTCGAAAAGGCTCTTTACAGCTTGAATATCAAGCATATACTAATCGCCGAAGTAAACTATTTCAAAACTATCTGCAAGGAACGTAAAGCAGATGTCTATTATGGTTATGAAAAGCCTACAATATGGCCAGAGATAAGCGGGTACATTACCACCAACTATAAAGCCCTTATGTTCAATCCGGCTGTGCAAGACAAGATAGACTTGTCTCTGAAGGCCGTAGCCACAGCCGTAAGCGGAGGCGGAGGCCTGTTCAGTGAAGAAGCTCTGAAGCATGCTGTCTACCCTGTCAACCCGGCTGAAGTTTGGCACGAACTGAACAAGCTCTCAAAGCTCCCAGCAGTCACTGTCGATATCGAAGGCTACAGCCTAAGAGTAGACAAGGCTGAGATGGCTACTATCGCCTTTGGCGTAGACATGAAAACAGCCGTCGCATTCCCAGCAGGAAGAGGAGCGGTAGCTGTACGCGACGCCTTGAAACGCTTCTTTGAGAACTACCAAGGAGGGCTCATATTCCACAATGCCACTTATGACACAAAGGTCATCATCTGGGAATTGTTCATGGAACACGCCTCAGATTATAAAGGCATGCTGCACGGATTGGATGTCATGTACCGGAATCTGCACGACACGAAGATTCTAGCTTACCTGGCCTTGAATTCTACTGCCGGCGTATCCCTGAAGCTAAAGGAGCTGGCATTCCAGCATACTGGCAACTACGCCCAGGACGAGATCAAGAATATCCGGAAAATCCCTTTAAAAACCCTTTTGGCATACAATGCCACTGATTGCATAGCCACCTGGTATGTTTACGATAAATATCGGCAAGTGGTTAAGACTGAGCAGGAATCCATCTATCAAGAGGTGTTCCGTCCTACACTCAAAGTTCTAACTCAGATGGAACTATGCGGTACACCTATCAACATGGGCGCGGTACTCAATGCTGAACGGAAGATGGACGATATACGTCTGTTACACCACGATGCGATCCTAGCAGACAAAGACATCCTCAAGTTCGAGTGGAGCCTACGAGATAAAATGGCCGAGAAAGCTAATCTGTCTCTAAAGACAATCACTAAGCACGCCACTGACTTTAAGCAGTTCAGATTCAATCCGAACAGTGATAGTCAGCTCCGAGTCCTTCTTCATGAATACTGGGATCTCCCAATACTCGAGAAAACAGACGGAGGAAATCCTTCTACGAAGGGCTCGGTACTTAAAGCGCTCATTGAACTCGTTAAAAAATATAAGAAATTCCACGGGAAAGGTATTAAACAAATACTGGAGCACATTGTTGAGCTACATGAGGTCTCTAAGATTCTTAATACCTTTATCCCGGCCTTTAAGAACAACAGTATCCCTAAGGACGGGTGGCACTACCTGCACGGTGGCTACAACCTAGGTGGTACCAAGTCTGGTCGATTAAGCAGCTCTGACCCTAATATGCAGAACATTCCCAGTACAGGAACAAAATATGCTAAGTGGATTAAAAAGTGTTTCCAGTCACCGCCACTTCCCGAGAATTTATCGAGAAATAACCAAGAAGATCCCGGGTGGATATTCGTAGGAGCAGATTACGCATCCCTTGAAGATCGGATCTCTGCTCTTCTGACCAAGGATCCCAATAAACTAGCAGTTTATACTGATGGTTACGATGGCCACTGCCTGAGAGCTTATTCCTATTTCTCCGTGCAGATGCCAGACATTAGCCCAGACAGCGTTTCGTCAATCAATAGCATTGAAATTAAGTACCCTAAGCTGCGCCAGAACTCTAAAGGGCCTACTTTCCTACTTACCTATATGGGTACCTGGCGAGGCCTACAAAAGAACTTTGGGTTTACGCCTAGTGAAGCTAAAGAAATTGAGGAAAACTACCATGAGTTGTACAAGGTGTCGGACAGCTGGGTCAAAGATCGACTCAAGGAAGCCAGTGAAAATGGTTACGTGGAACTGGCCTTTGGCCTCAGATTACGCACTCCGATGCTCACGCGAGTGGTCTACGGATCATCAAGCATACCTTACCAGGCTCATCAAGAAGAGAAAACAGCCGGTAACGCGCTTGGACAATCTTATGGCCTCCTTAATTCCCATTCAGCCAATCTATTTATGCAAAGGGTGTGGGACTCTAAGTATGCAGAATGTGTCCTCCCAAGCATGCAAGTGCACGATTCGCAATACTACATGGTCCGTAACACACTTGAGTGCTTAAAGTGGGTTAATGATAACTTGATAGAGTGTATGGAATGGAACAAACTTGCTCCTATCCAGCATCCGACAGTTAAGCTTGGCGCCACACTCGAGCTCTATCACGAGACCTGGACTGAGAAGATTTCCATTCCCAATAAACTCTCCCTCACCAAGCTACGTAAAGTAGTCCGTACAGGAATAGCTGAACAGCACAAGAAGAAACACGATTTAGCTGCTGCATGACGGCTCCGCCTTTTGTCTGCCCTTAAATAAGGATAATGCAATGATTATTGATTGTGATTGGGGTAAGCGCATGGTGCTACTCGTAGAACTTATGCAGCGAGAACCTGACAAATCCATGAAAAAACTTCAGCGGGAAGCTATGAAGTACTACCCACTTTATTACACCCAGTCTATACGGGCTTGGATGTCCTGGCGTATAGCTTTCATTGCTGCTGATAAACTCAATAAACAGGAAGGTCTCTATGCATACTAATTATGACAACGTACCATTAGTACTTGCCGTCTGGTTAGCTGCTAATGATGGGTACGATCTAAATCCGCAACCTAACGTCGTGAGTGCCACGTCTCTCATGAAACCAACGCGTAGCCTTATATTAGGTCGTAGAGTAGCTGCTGATAAATCAGTTGATCACACAATTGACGTCAGTGACTTAGTGCCCTCACGTCTAGGCACTGCAGTGCACACAGCCGTAGAAGTAGCCTGGCTCTACTCACGCGATATAGGACTAAAAAACCTAGGCATCCCTCAAGCAGCTATTGATAAAATTCAAGTCAACCCAGATACGCCTAGTGAAGATCCTCAGTTCGATATTTATATGGAACAACGGGCCAACAAAGTAATAGGTAAGTGGATTATCTCAGGCAAATTCGATTTCGTCGAAAATGGTAGAGTCAAAGACATTAAGACCACCAAGGTATACAACTGGATCCACGGTGGAAATGATGAAAAGTACCGGATCCAGGGCTCAATTTACCGATGGCTCAATCCTGAAATCATCACTGACAATTTTGTTGACATACTGATGGTCTGCACAGATTGGAGTCCTTTAATGGCCATGGCCGATAAAGAATACCCTAGTACTCGTATTAAAGTACGAACATTACCTCTCATGTCACTAGCAGAGACAGAACGTTACATAAAGTCACGTCTGGCTTTACTCGAGAAATATGTGTCAGCAAAACAAGACCATATGCCTTTATGTACCCCTGAAGAGCTGTGGCAAAACCCCGCTAAATACGCATATTACAAAAATCCTAAGGCCAAGCGTGCCACTAAGCTCTGCGACACTCCCCAGGAAGCGAATGCTCTCAAAGCAAGAAACGGAATTCCAGGATCCATCGTTGTCGAACGCAAAGCTGAGCCTAAATTCTGTAAATATTGCGACGGACGAGCTATATGCTTGCAAGCTGAAGGATTCATTGCCTCAGGACTGTTAAAATTATGACAATTGATTACAATAATTTACCCTTCCATCCAACCATGGAACGGATTGTGGACATTTTAAGGAAGAAGACTCAGAACCAAGATCCCGTGTTCTTCCGCCTAGTCGTTAGCTACTACTTTTCTAAAGTAGCTAGCATGATGCGTACACGTGTAGCACTCAGTGACGACCAGATCGTCCCGTGCAACATGTACGCTATCAACCTGGCACCCTCCGGCTCAGGCAAAGGACACTCAATCACAATCATCGAAGAAGATATTATTTCTGGGTTCCGGCAGCGCTATCTCGAGCACACGTTTCCTACAATCGCCGACAAGCGCCTGAATAAGCTCGCAAACCAGCGAGCCATCAGAGACCAGACTGACCCAGATATGGAGTTAGATAGAGCACGCGCAGAATTCGAAGAGCATGGACCACTGCTGTTCGGCTTCGACTCAGGTACTGGAGCAGCTATTAAGCAAATGAGAGCTAAGCTTCTCATGGCGGGTGCAGGATCCATCAACCTAGAGATCGATGAGATTGGATCCAACATGACCGGCAACACAGAAGTTCTTAATCAATACCTGGAACTCTTCGATGCTGGTAGAATCAAGCAAAAACTTGTCAAGAACACCAGGGACAACATGCGCTCCGAAGATCTTTTTGGTGCTACTCCCACTAACATGCTACTGTTTGGTACGCCAACCAAATTGCTCAATGGCTACCGACTCGAGGATGAATTCCACGAAATGCTCGAAACCGGGTATGGCAGACGTTGTTTCTTTGGCCTAGCAAGAATGCGCAAAGGGGCTGAAAGCCAAACACCCGAAGAGTTGTATAAGCTATACCACGACCAGACAAGTTCTAAATTCCTGGTTCAACTCAGAGACAGGTTCACACAGTTGGCTAATCCAGCCACATTTAACCAGACTCTGAAGATGAACAAGGACGTTATGCTAGCCTGGTATGCATATCGAATCTTCTGCAACAAACAAGCCGCTAAACTCTCGGAGTACAGTGAAGTACGCAAAGCAGAAATTGTTCACCGCTATTTCAAGGTAGCTAAGCTAGCTGCTGTGTACGCATACATCGACAAGTCCACATACATCACAATGGACCATCTACACTATGCCATAGCAATGGCTCAGCAGAGTGGTGTAGCACTCAAAGCCATTCTGAACCGTGAGCGAGCACACGTGAAGCTCTGTAACTACATCTGCACGATAGATAAGGAGCTTACTCAAGCGGATCTGATCGAAGATTTGCCTTTTTATAAGGGATCTGAGCAAATTAAGCGCGAGATGTTAACCCACGCGACTGCACACGGCTACAAGAATGGCATGTACATCCGCAGTGAAATTACAGACGGTATTCAGTTTTTATCCGGTAAAAAAGTGGAAGAAACAACACTGGATAAAGTGAAATTTTCATTTAGTTCACATTACACTGAAAACTACCAGGCTCAAGAAGTACCCTGGGATAAGTTATATCGACTCATTGAACGAAAGGGCTTGCACTGGTGTAGCCACTTCTTGCGTGACGGATACCGAGACGAAGAGCACGTGCACGGTACTGCTAATCTTATAGTATTGGATGTAGAGAACAGTGTCGATATTCCAACAGCTAAGCTCCTGCTAAAGGATTACACTTGGCTGTTACACACCACAAAATCTCATACCGCAGCAGCTCATCGGTATCGAATCATTATGCCAGTGTCCCACCATTTCGAGCTAAGTAAACTGGATTTCAGGGATTTCATGCGTAACATATACGACTGGCTTCCATTTGAGGTTGATAGAGCTACTCACGATAGATGTCGTAAGTGGATGTCTTGGAACGGGAAATACGGTTATAACAAAGGACAACTCCTGGATACACTGCAGTTTATTCCTAAGACAAAGAAGGCCGATGACCGCAAAGCCTTGCTTGCTCATCAGACAAATCTTACAGCATTAGAACGGTGGTCTATTAACCAGGCCAGTGATGGCAACCGAAATCACACTCTAGCCCGATTCGCCTTTACTCTTGTTGAAATGGGCCAAGACCTGGAATCCATTAGAGCCCAGGTAATGGACATGAATTCAAAATTTGACAGTCCTCTGGACGACGCAGAGATCCATAGTACTGTTTTAACCACAGTCACTAAACGCATAGCAGAACGGAGTAACTAACTAATGGTAATGAACAAAAGACTTGTGCTAATCGCAGGCAAATCCGCAGCTGGTAAATCTGCCAGTCTTCGTAATCTAAAAGACCCGCAAGGAGTATTATTCCTTAACTGCGAAGCAGGAAAGGATCTTCCCATGCCGGCGAAGTTCCGGAAGCTGACGGTAACAGACCCTTACCAGATTTGGGATGCCTTTGATAAGGCTGAACAATCTCCAAAAATACACACAATCGTAGTAGATACCGTCACATTCATGATGGATATGTTCGAAAGTGTGCACGTCTTGACTGCTACCAACACAATGAAAGCCTGGGGCAGCTATGCCCAGTTCTTCAAGACATTAATGCAGAACAAGGTAGCCAACTCCACCAAGAATGTGGTGATGCTAGCCCACACAATGGACATCCTGAACGAACAGGAAGGTGTCATGGAAACCCTGGTAAAAGTAAAGGGTAGTCTCATGAACCAAGGTATCGAAGCTTATTTCTCTTCTGTAGTCGCAGCCAAGAAGGTAGCACTGCAGAAAATCGAGAAGTACAAGAACGCTCACTTGAACATCACGCCAGAAGAGCAGGCTGTGGGATTCAAGTACGTTTTCCAAACCCTTTTGACCAAGGAAACAGTCAATGAACGGATTCGTAGTCCGATGGGCTTATGGTCACAACAGGAAACATTCATCGATAACGATGCACAGTTCCTGATAGATCAGCTTGATGCATACTATAAATAAGTGTGTAACAAGCTGTAGCCCGACTCCGTCGGGTAGTAGATCAGTGTAAACTGATTCCTCTTTTTTTCACACGTGTAAGGAGTTTTTATGAGTATTGAAGCATTAAAAATGGACGCTGATGTCGAACAAGATGACAAAGACGTTCTTCTAACCGGAGGCGGATTTACCCTCGACACCGGTCTGTATGCAATGGTTGTGGATAACGCTTACTTGGACAAGTCCAAAGGCGGAGCCATGAACATTAACCTGCACCTGAAGATCAAGGGTGGTGACAAACGGATCTTCCGTCACACCATCTATATGACCTCAGGTACAGCCAAAGGTGCTAACCCGTTCTACATCAAGGATGGTAAAAAGTATCCATTACCTGGTTATACCATGGCAGATCATATCACTAGGATTTGCGCTGACTTGCCGATCAGTCAGATCACACCAGAGAAAAAGCTGGTGAAATTGTACGACTATGATGCAAAGGCAGAAGTACCTCGCGAAGTTCCTGTCGTTACTGAAATCGTTGGCAAGGAAATTCTTGTTGGTATCCAGAAGCGCCGTGACAACAAGCGTGTGCAAGACGCATCAGGCTCTTGGGTTAATGGCCCTGAAGCGGCGGAATACGATGAGATCAATAAAGTATTCCATCCAGATGGCTTTACCGTAACTGAAAAGAATGCTGAAGCTGAAGAAGCAAAATTTGTCCAAAAGTGGAAAGCTGCTAATCCAGCAGACTTCTTACGTGACACCTTCAAGCCAGTCGCCGGCGCAGCACCGTCAGATGTAGGACTTAAAGCATCTACCGCAGCAGCAGCTCCTGACAATCTGTTTGCAGACTGATGCATTTCATTGGGATTGATCCAGGGACAAAGGGGAGTCTTTGCATCCTGAATTCATCCGCTCGCCACCCACTGTTCCTAGATCTCGCCCCACATAACATGGCATTCGAAATTATCAATGCTATCAGGGGTGAGATTGGGAATTCTCCCGAGGTACACGTCTGCCTCGAGGAAGTTCATTCACTCTACGGAATGTCTGCCAAGAGTAATTTCACTTTTGGTGGTATGTTTTGGAGAATGCGAACAATACTCGAAGCAATGAGATTGCCCTTCGAGCTGGTACAGCCGAAGACCTGGCAACAGGTCGTAGGCGTACCAGCGAAGAAGGATCGAGATCCTAAAGAGAGGCTCAAGGTTAGCGTTGCCAAAATGGCTCACGATTTATATCCTGAAGCTCCTCTTTATGGACCACGAGGTGGTCTATTGGATGGTAGATCCGATGCACTAATGATCGCCCATTACGCACTAATCACACATGGAGCAGACTATGGCTTATAAACCTATTAGAAGAGGACAGAGACGTTCATTTCGCCGAGGTAAGTCACTTAGCAACTTCGGTGTGCCTAGGTACGAAGAAGGAGATCGCATTGGATTTTTTTTAGTCCTTCGTTATGAAGGACACTCGGCTATCAACAAGCGTACCGCTGAACAAATGTCTAAAGCCCAACACTGGTATCGTTGTACCTGTGACTGTGGAATTGAAGAATACCGTTCCCAGCAAGAGCTGATTGACACACGTAGAAAGCAGTGTTGCTTTGAATGCCGTGATTTACTTTATGCAGATGAGGATAAAAAAGATGATCACAATTTTATTGGATCAAACAGCAATTGAGGAAGCCCTCACCAATTATATTGGTGAAACTACGCTTGGCGTAGACCTCAGCAATAAAGACATCAGTATCAAACTGATTGCCGGGCGTGGAGGCAACGGCCTTAGAGCAGAAGTTGCGATCGCTCCACAAGGCGAAGGATTAGACACTGACGTCGTAAATTCAGACTCGGAAAATGAGGTAGCACCTGAAGACGCTACTACCGATACTGGTGAAACAGTTGTTGATGCCCCAGATTTCTTCGGCGATGCCGACACTGACAGCTAGTTGTTGCCATTCTCCCCCTGATTGGACTGCAAAGCCTTGATGGGGGAGCTTTTTAAGGAGTTACTATGAAAGATTTCATTCAATTCACAGCTATCATGATCTTAATCATGGCTGTATGTATCGCCGCACCTATTGCCGGGGCTGTAATTGGTGTAGGATTTGGTGCATGGTTCTTATGGAAAGCATGGAAGGAAGAACGCGATGTCAACACCAGAGACTACACCGACTGATGCAGTCTGGGATATTTCCGACCCACAGCGAGAAATGTTTCAGCGAAATGGTGAATACCCTGACACTGTAGTTTTAGTGGCATCACCACAAAGAAGCGCACAAGTTAACCAATCTATGGTAAAATTTTTTAATGTACTTGTGACGTTTTTACTTGAAGATAACATTACACTTTTATTCAAGGATCAAGTGCAACTGAACAATGGAGAAATAATTGAGATATACGAACAAACTTTGTTAATCTCAGTCATCTACCCAACTGCTGTATCTAAGATTATGAATTTAGACATAATAGATTTAAAAAACACCACCATTCACTAGGAGTTATCATGACTAACGCAAGTGTGAGTTTACGCTATGTACAGGGCTCAGCTAACAAGATCTACAATGCCCACCTAATCCAGAAGGATGATGATGGCTGGGTCGTTAATTTTGCCTACGGCCGGGCTGGCAAGCCACTGCGTACCGGCACCAAAACTGTTAAGCCTGTCGACGAAATGACAGCCCTTGATACCTTCAAAAAGCTAGTAAATAGCAAAATGGCGAAAGGCTACACTCCAGATGCTAACGGAGTACCCTTCCAAGGCTCTGAGAAGGCCGGAGAGACGACAGGATGGCTTCCGCAGCTCCTTAATCCAGTAGAACGTGCAGGCCTGCCACGAGCCTTCTTACACTGGGGAAGTGTTTGGGCACAAATCAAGCACGATGGTGAACGCAGGGGCGTAATTATTACAAAAAATGATGTTATCCCAGCTAACCGGAAAGGCTTACGCACAACAGTTATACCTAAAGTCCAGGAAGATCTGGAATACTTAGCTGCCATGCTAGTAGGTGACTATACCCTAGACACTGAAGATATGGGTGAGAACCTGGTTATCTTCGATGTACTTACTGATCAATGCAATGCAACCTTCTATGACCGTATCGAGTCTTTGAAAGTAATTCAGTCTTGGATTAACACGAATAGGTTAGATAATTTAACCGTAGATATGCCAGTACTCATGGAGTCACAAACTGACATCGATGCTTTCATTGATGCAGCTGAAGCAGCCGGTGAAGAAGGCGTAGTCTTCCGCAATGGCGACAGTGTATACACACCTGGGCGTCCTAACAGCGGTGGTGACTGCGTCAAGTACAAGTTCTATGCCTCTGCTACTTGCGTAGTAGAGTCAGTACATCCGACTAAGCGTAGTATTGGTCTGGCATTGTGGAAGGGAATTGCCCGCCTCTCTGTTGGTAACTGTACTATTCCACCCAACTACGCAATACCACAAGTAGGTGAACTCGTGGAGATCAAGTATCTCTACGCTTACCATGGTGGATCCATCTATCAGCCCCAGTACAAGGGCATAAGAGGTGACCTGGATGAGAGTGCAGCCACCATGGATCAACTTAAGTACAAAAAAGTTTAGGAGATAGACTTATGATGCATGAAAGTGATATGGTTAGTGATGCTTTAAAAGACATCGAACAGCATATGGATAACATCAATGAGCTCTTGCCAGGGCTCCCTGATGACATTGCTAAAGATTTCCTCATGCAGGTGCAAACTGCAGCCAGTAGTCTGGAAGAGGCCCACTCTTATCTGATTGACGGTGGTGAAATGACATGAGAGGTTATGCACTGTGGTGTAACGCCCAGCAGAAATGGTGGATTCAGAATCCAGTGCCTTAATCGGTGTGTAGGTTCGAATCCTACACCTTCCGCCAATTGAAGCCCTTTAGCACAGCTGGCAGTGCACCCGACCGATAATCGAGAGGTGGTTGGTTCAAATCCAACAGGAGCTACCACTAACTAACTAATGGAGATAAAGATGGATTACAATGAAGTAGTAGAATTAATTGAAAATGCTATTGAGGATGCAAAATCCGACATAAGCGATGAAATATACACTATCCAACAAGAATTGGATAATGTAAGAAGCGATCTTGATTCATTAAGAAACGATATTGAATAAAATTGCGATACAGTCCGCGGGTCGGATCGCTGGCCTTCCAAGCCATGCTGAGCAGAGTTCGATTCCGTGCTGGGGCCCCAAACACTCTAACCAGGAGGCACTATGTACACACCAGATAACTGGATCATCATAAAGTTCACTCGACCAGGTGAAGGGATCTTTTACAAGGTCTTGGGCGGC